CTTCATAACGTAATAGCCACCGCCAGCGAGGGCGGTGACCATTATACCTATTAAGAATAATCTAATTCCTAACATTGTTAGTCCTTTTTCACTACAGCCCAAACGCCGTATGCAATAGCAGCCCAAGCTGCCATCTTAGCGATCGGTGAAGCAAACAATACGATTGCTCCCATGGCTATTAATACACCTCCATGTAGTGAACTCAATTCTTTCAATCTGTCTTTTATGTATTTCATAAGGTTATTTTCTCCTTTTAGGATTACTTTTTATTATATATGTGATATAACACCCAAATTGCTACTAAGCCCAATAAACCTTGAGCAGAGAAACCAGCAATTATTGACTGAACATTTCCTATTACAGAAATATCTGGCCAGAATGGTATACCTTGACCATTAAACAGCACTTCTAACACAATGCCGAGCGCTATTAAACTTACACCGACATCTGCTAATGTAGAAGCCCATGTTTTTATTTTATTAAGTATTTCCATATGTTGAGTTACCTCCTGTTACTTAATTTTAGCGTTAACTTTTCTATGCTTGTTCCACGCCATAAAACCACCTATACGTAATGCATAGTAAGCTAGGTAGTTTAAAAAGAAGAAACCATTTACTTCGATATTAATATCTCTAAAGATTTCGTCTGCTTTCTTTTGAGTTATAACACCCATGGTATCCTTCTTATTCTTCATTAATAAGGTTTCATACTTGTAAGCATAATCGTGTACAAGTCCCCCTATTAATAACACACCTACTGGTGATAAAAATTGTGCAAGGAATTTTGGTACACTTGCACCATCAAATTTAAAACCAGCTGGTATTACGAAGTCTTTATTATTTAGTGAATAATGGAAGTCTTTGGCTATCTCCCAATGTCTAACACCAAATATCCACATGATTATTGCACCAAAAAAACCTTTGCCTTTCGTAGCAATTTTAATAGGTTTCATATGTGGATAATCTGTGTATTTAAAATTAACTCTGTTATCTATTTTTTTATCAAACATGTTAATAATAAAACCAATTATAATTAACGAAATTAAAACTGTCCATTGCCAAAATTTCATTGCTAATGCGATAATAACTTCCATTTAATCCTCTTTCTTCTTGTTAGTGTCTATAAATTTTTGATATACTAAATGAGCAGATCGTAAACGTTTCTTTGTTTCTGGATCTTTAGCTCTTTCACTTGCAACTTTAGCTCTTTGACTCATTGCAATGGCAGCCTGAATTTTATGTGCATGTGATTTACCTGAGTTCTTAATCTTATTTACACTTTTAACTGCCGTTTCTCTATCTACAAAACCTAATCCATGTATTGTGCCTTTAGGATTTTCGTCTGTATATAAATCTGAATGTTTTTTAGAATTTGCCTTTTGACCTGGTTTACGTGCAATTCTAGGATTTTTATTTGCGGCTAATCCTACACCACGACTATCTTTACCACCTTGTCCTTTAGGTGGCGTATCACCTAAACTAGCCATTGGTTGTAGATTATCGTAACTACCTGATCTGAAACCACCAAGGTATTCTTTAAGAGTTTTTAACATACTTATCTTTAAAAGATTTATATTCTTCTTTCACTTCTACTTTAATTTCTGTTGCACCAAACGTTTTCTCGTCTAGTTTGTTTTCTGCTTTTTCAACTCCGTCTAAAATCTGTTTTAACATAACATTATTGTTATCGTTACTCTCTTTCATTTTCTTTTTGAAATCTACAATAACGTCTGCGTCAGATGAAACATCTTTCTTTTTCTTTTTAGGTCCTGCATTAGGAGCCATATCTACACCACCATGAGCTACTGCATTTGCAGGAGCATCCTCATCCATTTTATTGATTATTTCATCCATCATTTGTTTATAATGTTTTGGCATATTTTTCCTCCGATATTAACTCGCCATTTTGCATATAAAGGTCTACACCAAAACATGTCATTTCTGGTTCGTCAACTCTTTCTTGTACGTACATTTGTTCATTTAACATTTCCTCATACAAGTTATTATCTTTTAAATATTTGATAACTGATCTTTCAATCAATTGTTTGTGAGGCAAATACTCTTTGTTTTCTTTTAGTAAAAGACCTAGAGCAACTGCAAAGGAACCTAACTTGCCACCTAAACCTACTCTCTGTAAGATACGTTTCAAGTTGAATACAAACCTATGGAGAACTGTATAGGCTCTCTTCTCTTCAGGTTTCTGTAAGGTTTTATATTTACGTAATACCTTACCTTTCTCATCAATAATACCAAACTTAAACGCTTCTTGTTTATTGAATGGTGTTACTAATAATTTAATAACTCGGTATGCTATTACTAAATCTACTGCTCTGTTAGCCATTATAGTTCCTTTAACATCTCTTTTACTTCTAGGTCCTCACCAATTTCTTGTAGTTCGTGTGGATAAAGATACTCTAAGTAATTTAATATAGACTTCAATATATTCCAATATCGTCTATCTATCTTATATAATAGTAATGTTACCGCAGCTTCAATGCCAAAAACATTCTGCAATACAATAACATGATTAACTACTAATCGTACCTTTAACTTGCCTGTGATAGCATATTTACGAAAGAGTCTTTTAAGATATTTAAATCTTTTAAGATCATCATAAAACTCCTTCTCTTTTTCTAAAGTAGGATTATCATAGTGGTGTTGTGCAAACAACAACCAATTATCTTTCGTAATCTCTTTGAACATACTCTAAGTTTAAATTAACTTAGCGTAGACCTTAGTAGCACCGTTCTGTAAAGTTTCGTGTTTAAATTCTATTTTTAAACCACCCTCTTTTCTATGAGATATACCATCATCATTTATATCAGAACCATCTGTGTCTTTACCAAATCTACCGCCATGTTGCGTCACCTCAACAGTTGTTGATCCTTTTTCACCTTCCAGGTTTGCGTCAAAAGATAAACCTATTGTCGCTAATTTGTTTTTCAAAGCCTCAACTGCCGCTTGTGGTGCAATATATTCCTGATCTCCTATTGAACCAACAAATGCGTTGACTTTTTGTAAAACTTCTTTTTCGTGGATGTTATGAGCTCCAATGTTGCTGTCCTCTACTGAGTTACCAGTTTCAACACCTACTCCATCAACACCCTCGGTTATGTGTTGTTTAAAAGTTTTCATTCGTTCTCCTCTTGCTTATACTTATCAGACTTCCTTTTTGTACCGTCTGACCTTGGGATTAATCCCTTTGCTTTTAAATGTGCCTTATCAGTAAAACCAGCCTTACCTGCTTTATGTCGCTTCATAGCGTCAGCAGTATTAGGTGCCTTTTCTTTTAACACATCTTCCTCAAATTCTTTGAGGTTTTCTTCTTTAACATAGTTCTTAAATGTTTTCATTTAACTTGTCGCTATATTTAATGCTTCCTGTTTTTCAGGTGGCATTGGTTGTTTCTCTCCACTTTCAAGTTTCATAAGTTTTTGAACTTGTTGTAAAGCACCGTAAACTGCGTTCATATTATTTGTCAATTGTACTTTGCTTTTCTCCAGTTGTTCTAACTTTTGTTTCAATGTTTCGAAATCTTTAGTTAAAGATTCTTCTTCTTGTTTTAATAAATCTAAATTTACCATAATATATCCTTGTTATTAAGCTGTTGTGTATCCGTGACCAGCAATAATGTTCCAGTTTGAGTTCTTAAACATTAATGTAACTGTTTCACCTTCAGCATTAAGAATGACACTTGTATGACCTCTTAAATTTGAGGGTGTAATAGTTTGAGCATTTGTACCTGATGTTGATGTGTTAATAAATGTTTTAACTTGACCATCAGCACCATCAGCTAATGAGATAGTTGAAGTACCTGATGTACCATTAATTTCTGTAATTGCTGTAGTTACATTTGCTGTTAAAGCTCCACCTGCACCTGTTAATGCTTGTGAAGTTTGTTTTAATGCAATCCAACTTGGTATGTTATTAAAAACATCTTCAGCTGAAACTTTTTTATTGATTGGTGTTCCTGACGGATCGTCAACAACATGAAACAAGTCTGCGCTTGCAATTGCGTCACCTAAATCGGTCAACGCTGTGATTTTTTTATCTGCCATTTTTTTCTCCTGTTAACCCCTTATGGGGAATGCTACTGTAGGTAATTGCCTACATCAATTTATTCATATAGTATATAGGCGTCCCTAAGGACGCCCATAATCTCGTTAATTATTAAGCTGCGTTAGTTAATGCAACTATTGTTTCGTAATACACACGACCTGATCTTCCACCAGAACCTGTAAACTTTAGGTTCCAACCTGCGTGACCAGCACCTGCTGGTACTTCGCCGTCTGCATAGTTAAAAAGACCTAATGTGATACCTGTAATAAAGTTATCTGCGTTAGCGTCTTCAAATAAATCAGTTTGATTAGCACTTGATGGTGCTATTTTAGCTGAGGCACACGCCCATAATGGCGAACCTCCAGCTGAGTCTGCTGCTGTCCAACTTGACATATTATTCTCTCCTTTATTTAAAAATTATATAAAGTACTCACTTTTATTAATGTACTTATATTTATAATAGGAGAGTAATTAGAAACCGTGTTTTTTTAACTCGGCAATTGCTTTTGAAGCAGTAGTAAAGTGAATACCTATACCACCTCTAGCGGTAAATTGATCTGTATTTTTCTTATAATCATCTATTAATATGTTTGGTTTACCACCAGACATAGCATAATTTTGTTTAGCTGATCTGATTACTAGATTAATTTTATTTCTTGGAAGACCTAAATTGTTTCTAGCCCAACTTGCTTTTCCTGGTATGCAATTAGGGTCATGTGCATGTTCAACATATGCACTTAGTATATGTGTATTGTATTTTCTAATGTAAGACCAAAGTTTACGACCCTCTGCGAGCCATGGCATTTTAGGCCAAAAGTCTTTATTTGCAATTACAGGATCCCAACGTTTACGTCTATCCAATTTAGCCCATTGTGATATAGGCATTTTAGTTGTCTTTTCTATTTGTTTCTCAAAGTCAACTAGTACGCCGTCCATATCTGAGTATATTATAGTTTTCATAGTGTTTTTTTGTCCTTTATGTCTATACTATACCAGATTTTGAGCTAAAAGTCAAGCGAAAAATGAATTATTTTTCGTAATCTACACTAGGTGTAGTATCTACTGAACTAGGTGTAGTACCTACATCCGTCTTTTTGCCTTTTTCTTCGTCTTTTTTGGTCTTTTCTGTCGCAGCCTCTGTCCAGATGTCATAAATTTTATGATATAAGTTGTGATTCGAAGCAGCTTCCTGTGTCATTTTTGGCATAGGGTCAACTACTTTTTTCTCGCCCTTTTTCTGATCGTCAATCTTCTTATCATTCTTTTCGTCTGTATCTGCTGAAGCGCTTTCTTCCAATTTAATACCAGATTCCACTTTTCTTACATGAAAACTGTCTGGTCTTTTTGGTGATTGGTATGATTCATACTGGTCACCTGTTGATTTTGTTTCTGCCTCTGCTCTAAAGTCTGCTTCTTTTTTAGAATTATAAGTTTCTGGTACTACTTTGTATCCATTGTTTAATACTTGTAATTCTTCTTTGATTTCTTTCTTATCTTCTTTATCTTTGATAGCCTTTTGTAAAGCAGGTGGTAACTTCTTTTGTGCAGCTGTTAACTCATCTACTTTTGCTTCAGATTTAATTGCTTTCTCTAAATCTTTTGCTTGTTGACCATGTGCCTTTACAGCCTTCTTTAATTGATTAGCCACATCTTTTACAGATGGTTCATCTTTTGTATTTAAGTCTTCGTTCTTTGCTGTATATTTACTATCAATCTTATTAAAGAATGCCTTTTTTTCGGCAGGTGTCATAGAACCAATACCTTTACCAGCTTTGTCTAATTCTTTTTTAAACATTTTTTGGTATTCAGAATTGTCCTGAATGTTGTTCATTTTACCAAGTAATTCTTCAATACTACCTGGTTTTGTTTTTAAATATTTTGTCATGTTATTTCCCTCTAACTTGTTTCGCTAAATCTTTGTCAGCGCCACCCCATGTTCCAGAGGATTTTGTTACAAATGAATTTACTCTAGCAAGTGCCCATTGGACCTGTGTTGCACCTGGTCGGTGTCCACCTCTCCATGCAGCCATGCCTCTATCATATACTTTTTTTAAAATGCTATATGGCATTCCTGTTTTCTTTGCCTTGTTCTTAACGGCTTCAATACTTTCATATATTTCCTTAGCAGGATGTTCAGAATTTTCTTTAATGCCTAATGCTTTTAATCTTTTCTTAACCATTGGTCTCACATCTGACATTTTTTTCTGACTAGCAACATATAAATTATCTAGTAATTCGTCATCAAACATAAATGACATAACTTTATCATCTGCACCCTTAGCTGGTTGTGGTTTTGACATAAAATCTTTTAATGCTTTCTTTGCTTTCATATATTCACCAGAAGATTGACCTGAGTAATTTACTATACCACCTTTCATTGTACCTTCAACTATTGCACTTTCGGCCTTGATTGTTGCACCATAAAAGTTTTTAAGGTCTGTTGCAAATTTATTAAGGTCTGCACCTTTACCATCTACTTTCATAACCATACCTTTTGCGTCAATGGTAAAACCATGTTTCGCTAAATCTGTAGAAGCTTTTGCCATATCAGCCATAGATTTAAAAGTAACTACCATCTTTTTAAATTCTGTGATTGTTTCTTTTTGTTCATCAACTAACTTTGATAATACATTTATGTTCTTTGCTCTGATTGCAGCTTTAGAACCAGGATCCATGTCTTTCATCATATCTCGTAACCCTTTAGTTACATCTTTATATGATTTTTTTGCCCATGTTTTTTTGATGTTATCTAGTTGTGTGTTTGATAATCTACCTCTGATATCAACGTATCCCGTAAACTCACCTAAAATTTGTTTTATTGTTTTTACAGGTAACTTCATTAATTTTGCAATCTCTTCAGCACCTTTACCTTGTTTTTGTAGGGCGTCTATGTCTGACATTTTACCCTCAGCTCTTAATGTTTTAAATTCTTTTTTCATTATTTTGTCAGCAATTTCGTGCCCCTTCTTAATTGTTTTTTTATCTAAAGGCGGTTCATCATTATATTTTTTCTTAGCAGCTGCCATACCAATCGCATAAGCGTCATCTTTGGCCATTTCAGATAGTTCTTCATTAACTTTTTTTAATACTTTCATAACATCTGGATGTTTAGATAAACCTTTTGCAATCTTTTCGATAGCTGCAACAGCACCTGAATAGTTTCCTGCTTTATATCTTGGATCATTTGCAACACCATAAGCCATTTTAATTTGTTGTGAAGTAAACTCTACAATAGTTTCTTCTTTAACATCTTTTTCTTTTTCTTTTTCTTTTGCCATTTTATCTTTTAGATGTTTGTATGCAATACCAACTTGAAGTAATGGTTCACCTGTTTCAGGATTAACCATCTTTTGTGTCGCAGCCTGAGTAGCTTTTGCTTTATCTTTTTCTGCCTTTTGTTTTAACAAACTGATTTGATCGTCTTTCTTTTCAAGTTCTTGTTTTAATCTTTCAGTTTCGTTATCTTCTTCTTTTAAATTTCTTAATTGATCTGCTCTGTATTTGTGTTTAGAAATTAATCTACTTACTGCTAAATCAGATACAAAAGGTATACCTGCTTTTGCTAATTTTTCTAATGCATTTTTATTACTATCAAACTTATCTAAAATACCCATAAGTTTATGAGCTTGATCTGTAGATATTCTTCTACCTTTTAAAGGCATGTATGCTTTCTTTAACATACCAAGTTGTGCGTCTGAAAAGTTTTCAGGTAACATATCAACTTCTTCTTTTAGTTTACTGATATATCTGTTATGAATTTGATTTCTTTTAGCGTAATCTTGTTGTGAGATATGACCTCTTTTCATATGTCTATCATAGATACCTTGCATTTCTTTTTTATCTGCTGGTGTACCAAATGCTTTTACAAGTTCTAAGGCATTTAAAGAATGTTCGTTATCGTTTTCATTCTTTTTATATTGTTTCATTGTAAACTTTTCGTTCATATCTGGATTGTATTCTAAGTAATCGGCAACTGAATTTACATAATCTTTTGCCTTTGTAATTTTAGATTGCACCCATGCTTCTAAATTATCTGAATCTGTTTTACCTTTTAACATAGAGGAAAGTTTAAGAGCTTTATCTGCAATAGCTTCTAGCTCACCTCTCGCCATTGAAATTTCGTGGTCATCTTCTTCTCTAACCTTTTTGAGCAATTCGCTCATTGTTTGTCTGTATCTACTCATAGTTCCTCTATTTCTAATCTTAATAAGTTTTTACCTTTCATTATCCTGTGGTAAACTTCTTTTTTAATATTATAAGTTTGACCCATTAACAAAGGGATAGGAAGTTCATTGTCCATTTGAATCAACCATCCGTCTCCACTTATAACTCTAACTTTTCGATCTCGTTTATCTCTATGCCAAACAAGTTCGTCATCATTAACATTATTATCAAAAGTACGGATGAATTTTCCATTTATTTGAAAATCATCTAAGTACGGCATTACCAATAAAAGTTTCCACCCCCACTCATACCTAAACTTTTTGCATATCGTGGTAAATTACATGCCCAATATGCAGCTTTCGTTCTATCTTTTTGCTGGTCACATTTGTGCCTAGCTGCGAAAGATTTTCTTGCTTCTGGATTTTTTAACTTAACACTTAATCCAGTTGTGTCGCCCCAAGTAACTTTCTTTATCTTGTCACCGTCTTTGACGAACACATAAAACTTTTTAGGTCCACCTCTTTTTGGTTTGTTTAGTGGTGGGTTCTTTTCTTCTTCTTCAATCGGTATATCTAAAGGTACTTTTTCTTCGTTATATGTACCAAACTCACCAATATCAGTATTCAATAATTCTTTATCCCAACTATCTAAACCCTCTAATAAACCCTCATTATATAATTCTCTTGCCTCTCTAAACAAATTATAAAACTCTTCACTATGAAGTCTATAGATGTTTTCTGCAAAAGGTATATTGTTCTCTACATGATAGTGAACAGATTTACTTATTTTGTCTTTATAATCTCTAAAACTTAACATTATATTTTACTCAACATCTTAGATACAACATCATCCAACTTCATTTTCCATTCTTCTTTGTATCTTTCTTTATATTTATATATTGTGGACTCTTGGTTTGCCCATTCTTTTATATCATTTTCAGTAGGTTGATCTTCTCTTTCACGTTCTAAAAACCCTTTAATTTTCTTCTTAACCACCTTTTCGCCACTACCTGAGGCAGATGGTTTATAACTACCATTCTCATAACCAGGAAAGTTTTGTTCTCCTGGTGTTATTGTTGAGGCATGTTTAGCATAATCTTGTCCTATATCGTATGCTTCTGGCACACAATTAGGAACTTGTTTATTTCCTTTTTTCTTCATTCCCACTTGCTTATAACCTTTCCAACAAGCGTCAACTAAATCTTGTTTTAACTCACCAAACATCTTCTTATATTTGCTAGTGTGTTTACTTGGTTTAGTCTTAGCTGTCTTATCTCCTGGAGCAGGATCATTGTCATTCTTTGTAGTATCAGTATTTCTAAAGTGAGCAGCTCTTTTATCTTTTACATCTTTTTTTAAATCTCTGTAATATTTTTTAGGTTGTGTACCTTTTTGTTTCTTAACATCTTTATCCTGAGGTAAACTATCTGTATGTCCATATTCTGATTTCTTTTCACTTACTGCTTTGAAACCATAATCTATGTCCAAATTAAATTCTCTCATTGCTACTTCCTTATTTGCTGATACAGGAATACAATCCCAAATCCAGCATTTGTGTAAATTATTTTCTGTATCTTCTAACACAACATAATTAGTGCCTCTTCTTTTTACAATTCCTTTAAAGTCTTCTTTGACATTATTAACTTTATCTCCGATATTAAAAATCATTTCTCTAATGTAGAGGTCTCTAATTTGTTGTTGTTCAAATTCTTCTAAACTTGCAACAGGTTTATATGTTCCTAAACCAGCATGTGCCATACCGCCGTATGAAGCTGCAAGTTTCATTCCTTTTCTTACGTCTTTCATTAATCTATCTGCGTCAACACCTCTAGGTAATCCTTTTTTAAAATTATTTAAATCACCTTTGGCAGCCGCAGCTCTCATTTTGCTAGCACTCATACCAGTTGCGCCTTCGGCATCCGGATCTCTTTCACCTGCACTAACAACTTTTATACTATCAAAGTCATATAAACCATGTCTGCTTGAAACACCATTATATTTTTTTAAAATAGTATCAAATTCTCTTACTCTATCACTACCCACAACCATAGTAACATCTGTATAACCTTGTTTATGTAATTTAGTAGCAATATCTAATACCATATTTGTAGTATTAACTTCTATGTTTCTTGCATATTGAGGAAACATCTTTTTCATATATGCTAGTTTTTGTTGTGGTGATAATGGATTCTTTTTAGGGTCTTCACTTCTACTTAAAAAGATTTTAAAATCTTTCGTAGGTATAGACTGTACTTTCTTAATAAGTTTTTCATGCCCAATTGTAGGTGGGTTAAATCGACCAAATGTAAATGCAATAGATTTACCTTTTGCTTCATGCATTTCTAAATCATCTATTTCATCTGGTGTTACTTTACCATCATCTAAAATCTTTTGACATTTTTTGTAGAATTTTAAATAGTGATATTTTTCTAACATCTTATAAACTACATTTTTAGGTAATCTATTTTTTACACCAAACTTTCTGATTTCATCTGGTGACATATCTTTATCAAATGCAGCTCTTCTATCTGCATCCACACCATCACCTATTTTGATGATCTGTTCTATATCATCTTCAATTTCATTTAACTTATCATTTAGTTTATCTTGTAAATTTAAAACATCATCTGGTTTCAAATCTTCTAATTCTCTGTAATCTATAATATCTCTTTTTAATTCTCCTTTAACAATATCTAACTCTTGTACTTTTTTGTTAAAGTCTTTGATATACATGTCTATATCAAATGTAAAATCTTCTGGTCTTTTTATAAACTTATTTGACTCAATATCAAACACAGCGTCTGCCTTTTTGTTTTGGTCATCATAAGTTTTTTTATCTGTAATAAAATAATAGTTAATAGGGTGTTCAGAACCAGGTATTAATTTACCTTGTATGTTATCTGGATTTTTAGATGATAGATACTTCTTAGATAGTCTTTCTCTTTCACTATCTTGTTTATCAGCTGGCACATCAAACAATACATTGATGTCTAAGTCTGCGTCATTTCTATATCTTTTTGTAAGAATAGAACCTATTAATGATGTTTTTAAAATAGGATATTCTGATTCAAATTCTTTTAATTGATCTTCTATTTGTTTTTTAACACTATCTTTTATTTTAGGATTAGATGTATTAGCGTCATCAAATACCTTAGGTGCATACGTCTTACGTGGTATGTCTATGATACTTTCTAATATTTTATTTTTAAATGACATTACGTTCTCTTCCTTGCTTGTAATTCTTTTTGCACCCATTGTTTACCCATATAATTATTTATTGGTGCTCTTAGTAAACTTGCTACTGTTCTATTACATTTATTTAATGTTTGTGTAATTAATTCTTTTTCACTTGCGCTATTATCAATGACTATAAATTGTCTATTACCAAATAATCTCTGTAATCTGCCAATATTACTTTGTACTGTTTCGTGTGATTTTCTTGTAATATATTCTGGTACACTTCTCTCTCTTTTAGCATTTCTTTGTAATGCAACTTCTAAACTTGTATTTACAAATATCATATAACAATCATAACCCATATTGTTTAACATTGAATGTTGTCTTGCAATAGCGTCATAATCTCTAGCAGTACCGTCAATTACCAAACCTAAACGACCCATAACATATTGATCTAATGCTGTGGCAGCTGTTTGTTTTGCTCTTTTTCTAATAATATCTCTAAAATATCCTTCTTCATCTGGCATATTTAAAGACAAACTTGCCTTTTTTAAACCTCTTTCAAAAAAAGTATCTGAGTTTACAACTTTTAAACCTGAACCAGCAAATGCATTTCTTGTTACAAACGATTTACCAGAACCTGGACCACCTGCTAAAAAGAATGCTTTTAAAATACCAGGATCGTAAACGCCTTCTTTTATAAACTCTCTTATCTCTTTTAAATTTTTCATTTAACTTCTCTTATGATTGTTTTAGCAATCTCTTCTGGTGTATGACCCTCTGCTTTAATATTGATTATTTCATCTTTAAAATAATCTAATAGAGGTGCTGTTTCTCTGTGATAAACTTTTAATCTATTCTTTATAATTTCTGGTTTATCATCTGCACGACCTCTTGCTGTTAATCTTCTTACCACTTCTTCCTCTGATACTTCTAAATTAACAACATAATCATAACCTATATTCTCTTCTTTCATTGCGTCAGCTTGTTTTACATTTCTAGGAAAACCATCAAACACATATCCTTTTTGAGCGTCTGGTTGATTTACTCTATCTTTAACTGCCTTAATAACAATGTTCAAAGGTGCAAATTCTCCTTTGTCTAATAATTCTTTTACTTTCTTTCCGTCTGGTGTATCTGTTTGTGCTAACTTTCTCATCATATCACCAGTATAGATATGTGGTATGCCTAGTTTCTTTGTTATGATTTCTGAGTAAGTTGATTTACCAGAACCAGGTCCACCTATCATTATAATTCTTTTTTGTTCAGCTTCAGTTATAAAATTTTTAAAACTTTTCATTACCCCTTTACCCAATCTTTTTCTATTGTAAAGTTTGCTCTACTAAATTCTAATCTATCTACAAACTTAACTGCACCTGCAACTCTATCAACTGCAACATAACCCTCTGGCGCCGTTACTTTATAACCATTAGGTGTTCTTAAAAAATGTCCAATTGATTGTATCTCTGCTAGTTTATTAATTAAAACGTTCTTTGCATTTTGTAAAGTAACATGAGAAGCAATAGCAAAGTAAATGGCATTTCGGTTTCTATTTACAAATCGTGTTCCTTCTTCTTTAGCTTTGATGTATCTTTCTTTACCACGATCTGTTTTCTTTGCGTCTATTTCTTGTTGTAAAATGTTTATATAATATTCTTCAAACATATCAACAAGAGTTTTAACTTTTGCCATACTACCTTTGGTGTTTCTTATATAATGATTAAAAAATGTTTTTAATCTAAAACCAACTGTTAAACTATCGTTAGATGTTTTTGACATTTCATCTAAAACAGCAGAAGCCTTTTGTAAACTTCCCTCTGCCATTCTAATACTTGCGTCAAATCTACTTAACTCTGATTTAGTCATCTTACTAGAACCAGTTGTATCTCTATAAGCTGCGTCTGCTAAAAATACTGATTGTACATTTGACTTACCAGAAACAGTACCAAAACCGGCACGTAAACTTGCCATTGTTTTACCTGAGTATGATGTATGAAACACGATACCCATTCTTGCTCTTCGTATTCTTCTTCCGATATCTGAGTTTACAGGTACAGCATATGTTATAGTATTGGGAGTAAAAGTTATCATAGATTCACCATCTATGTTATCTGTCTTTAAATCACCTTTTGTAAATAACAAATCGCCTTGTAATATACCTGTTATGTTTAATCTTTTCAATTCTCTCAAACATATGTTTAACTTCTCGGCCACAGGACCAGAATGATTTTTGGATATGTCTGATGAAGTATAATTTATTTTTGGAGTAACGTTGAATACAGATTTAGTACCAACAAAGAATTTGCCATTTTCTGGATTAATACCACAGATTATAGCTGGTGCGCCGTCCCATTTGACGGACATATTAACTTTTTTACCTGAGTTACCTGCCAGCATATTTCTTACTGACTTTAAGAAGTTAATGGCATTTCTACCACCATTAGAACCACGATTAATTATATCATCTTCTAAATGCTCTAAATGAGTATTCTTCTCCTTAGTAACAAAACCTTTAAAACTAAACATTTATTCTCCAATTTATCCATTACTATAATATCAAAACCCCATTAACAAATCAATAATACTATTTATAAGATTTAAACACGTAATCGCACATAATATGGGTAGGATATATGCCACCTTGTTTATTACGTATGTTAATCTTTAGGGCGATCATTGGTGTTTCGATTTCAATGTCCACTCGTTTACCTGGACCTGTCTTACCACCATAGAAAATACTAGCTCTTTTAGGGTCTGCTAGCTTTTTCATAAACTGTCTTGTCATTTTTAGATGATGTATTTCGCTAGGTCTTTTTGCATGTATATAATGATAACCATAACCTATACCACTCTCTAAAAACTTTTTAAATCTTGGAATGTCCATCTTTTTAATATGTGAAAATAATTCTTTATGTTGAAATATTTTGCCACCATAAGAATTAAATACTCTAGCAAACATCTTAGGATCAATACCTAACATCTTTAATAAAGATAGACCAAATGGATTTTTAACTGTACCTAAGTTCATCATTTCATCTTTGATAAGATATCTACTGACACCTGCATTAAAGAATGTAACTGTACCAGTTGCCTTTAAAGATAGATACGTTTTATTTTTACCATTTGTAGTAACTGTAATATCTGTAACAGTAGCACCAATATTAGGTTCACCACCTTTACCGATATAAATTTGTTGACCTTGCCATACAAGTGGACGTCTTTGGTTTAAATCACCCTCTACTTTTGCTTCAAATGTTTTAGCGTCATTCCACTTATACATTTTTGCCATTTCATCAATAATTTTTTCAGTATGTGGATTCTTATATTTACCATCATCATTCCACCAAACATCCATGTCTTCAGCTAAATCTTTTTCGAACTGATTACCTTGGTTCTTAACACCTCGACCACCTCTACTGCCTTCTCCAAAAGATAAGTTTACTTCATTTAGAGATAGATCATTCTTAATATCGTTAATTGTAATTACTGATTGAAAAGCACGTGATACTTTGATGTTCTTTTTTTCACTTGCCTTTTCAGATAAAGCTATAGGATCTTTTCTTTTAAATTTCTTTTGTAAATAACGATACACCTGCAAGTATTCGCTAGATTTAAATATATCAGATTTTTTAGATATATCATTTGGTGATTGAGGTATGTAACTGTATGCCATGTTACTATTTATAACTTAATTGTTAAAAACCTTGGTATTCCTCCATTAGCATGCCATACTTTATGTTTGTTTTGAAACTTAGTTACCTTATCTGCGTCTTCTTCAAAAAAGTATTCACCGATTACTGTCTTTGTAGGATACTCTGTAACTTTCCAAATCATCTTCTTACCTCTTTTAATTAATCTCTTTCTATACGATAAGGTTGTATATTCTTTATCAGGTCTAGGCCTTCTATCGCCTTTTCTGAATTGAACCTTTTGTGTTTTTCTCTTTGGCATACTATCTCCTATAATTTGAAATCACTAAACTTATCGTAAGCTGATTCAGGTGTTTCTTTTTGGTTGCTATCTACTATATTTTGAGCTGCTTGTTGTACATCATACAATCTCATTTTAGACCTGTCAACACCAATAATAAATGCTCTGTTTACAGACGGATCATTATATCTATTCTTTAACTGTTTGACTTTCATCTGACCTAATGCTTCTAACTCTTCATTTGACATTAAGGCAAACATGAAGTCGGCAGTAGCAGGTAAACCAAAACTTTCTGAGGTATCTTCCAAACCAATATCAGTTGAAACGAAACCAGTTCTAGTTGTTTGTGTTGCACTAAAGATAGGCACATCAAACTCAACAGCAAGACCTCTAAGTTCCTCAGCAATTGCTTTGATATAAAAATATGATGATATGTTACCACCTTTAAATCTACTACTAGCACAGATATTTAAATAATCAATAAAGACCATATCTGGTTTAAAACTTTTCTTTAGTGATAATTCATTTAATAAACTTCTAAAATGACCTGCATGAGCAGAAGCTGTAGGATATTCTTTGATAATTAATTTACCATTTGTCTTTGCATTAATCTTTTCAACTTTACTATCATATAGTTGTTGAGGCATAACGTGTAGGTCTTCCATAGATACATCTAATAAGTTAGCGTCTATTCTTTCAGCAATTCTTTCCTCTGCCATCTCTAAAGTAATATACAACACATTCTGACCTTGTGTTAGAAAGTTACTAGCACAATGACACATAAACAAAGATTTACCAACACCTGTACCTGCAAGAGCAATATTCAAAGTTTTACTAGGAACACCACCTTTTGTAATACGATTGAAATAATCTAAATCAAATTTAAACTTTTTCTCTTTTGTATGGTACCAATCAAATCTACTTTTGGCGTCTTCGATATAATCATGCCCTACATGGTTATCGAAAGATACAGCTAATGCGTCTGATAAAATACTTGGTATAGCTTCTGGTGATCTTTTAGCGTCTTTCTTATCTAATATTTTGATACCATCTAATACTGCATTGTGAACGGCACGATCTTTACAAAACTTTTCAGTTGTATCTAATAACCATTTTGTATCAATATCATCTTCACTAAAAGTTTTTACTAGATCACGGATATGACCTAGTTCTTCCTGGTTGATATCTTTTCTTTGATTAAGTTCTATTAATAGAGTTTCTTTTGTAGGTAGATTTTTATACTTGTCAACAAATTTAAATATCTCACCAAATAAAGTTTGTTCTTCTCTTTTGACAAAATACTCTTCTTTGATAAAAGGTAAAACTTTTCTAGTAAACTCTTCGTTGTAAACTAGGTTTCTTAATATAGTTAGTTCAATTCTTTCCGATAATACTTCCACCACTTTTCACTTTCTCATCCATTAGTTCTATTAATATATCACCAATATAGTCTAAAAATTCTTTATTGTCAAGCTCCACTTCATATGGATTTTGCAATATATCATAATCAAACTTCATTGGCAACAGCCCGTCTTCATTTTCCCTATCAGCAAATTGTACTCTACCGTATTTGTAGATTACACCTTTAAAAGTACCCTCTGTCAACTTTAAAGAAGTAAACTCGTCTTCTTCTCGTTGTACAAAAACGTATCTTTTATTCTTCGTCTGATCCGTAGGAGAATTTTCTTTTTGTGTACTCATCAATCTTTGTTAATACCTCATCTGTAAAATATTTTTCTGGCTCAGTATTGATAGACTTACCAAAAACTTTAGTGCCATCGGATAATTCATATCTTGTAGATACTTTCTTAAAGACACCAGCTTCTTCGCCTAGTTCTAAAAGACCATAATATCTATCAAGGCCTTGTTTATAAGTTAGTCTTACATCTATTTGAGCATTTTCTTTTGTTAAACGTGATTTGTAATTTTTACAATGAATGATATTTCCAACTACCTCGGTGCCGTCTTTTTCTTTTCTTTTACCAAGATATACAATTGATGAGGCTGCGTATTTTAGACCTGAGCCGCCACCCATTTCTTTTTGTGGGAACATAGAACCAATAACATCATAAGTGTGATTGGTCATTATCATAGGTATATTTGCTTTACCTAATTTAAGTGTTAAAACTCTAAATGTAGATTTGACTATTTGTGATCTAGTCATATCTCTTGTTTCTTTACCAGCAGCTGTATCTTCCATTTCTTTTGTAGTTGATAACATACCTAAACTATCTAATACAAACATTAATGGTTTTCTTTTGTCTTCTGGTTGTTCTAAGTATTTGTCAATAATTTTGATTGATTGATTTCTAAATTCTTGTACTGTTGCAACTGGCACTATCACCATTCTTTGAGCGTCAACACCTCTGCCTTCAATCATGTCTTTAGATATTGCACTTTCAGATTCAAAGTAAATGACACCTGCGTCTGGATGTTTCTCTAAAAATGATTTACAAATACCTAAGGCAAAAAATGTTTTACCTGTTGCAGCTTCACCTGCTATTGCTGTGATTTTATTTCCTGGCATACCACCGAAAATACTACCAGATAATAGAGCATTGAAAGAATAGGAACCTGTATCTACAAATGATGTTACATCTGCACCATCAACACCCTCGCTTACTAGTGTTGCATATTCATTTCCTGTTTCTTTAATTATGTCTTTTAGAAAGTTGCTCATATTCTTGTTTCTCCGTTTCTGTATAACTTATAGTATACCATTTTATCCCAATACTATAACATGTTTCTTTAATATTGTCAAGCTCCTGAGGTGGAAAGTGATGTGTCATATATTTTCCATGTTTATAAACTGTTATCATCACAGACTATTTCTCTCCATCTCTACTCCAGGATAGTAAGGAACTCTTAAATCATTAAAGAATAAGGTTTGTGTTAATCTCTCTTCGCCTGGTTTTAAATCAAAGTTTGCACCGTGGAACATACCGCCATCAAATGCAACCATACTATTAAAATTAGAACCAAATGTCGCAATCTCTTCATATAATCCATTGTTATAATCTAAAGCTTCTCTATATTGAGTTGTTGCTTGTTTGGTTTTATAATATTTAAATTTTTCTTCTTGTTTACCACCTAAGATAGTACCCTCTTTTTTAGGCATATACAAAGAAGTACCAGATTGTGATTTACCTGGTGTTAAATATATCAATACTGTTAAATGGGAACTTTCATCTAAATGCACCCAACCTTTACCGTCTTCAGCTATATCATCATAATGTATTTTTTGAAAATTCATAGCACATTGATAATCAATATCTTTTACAAACTTACCATAAATCATTCGTAATACTTTATTACACACATATTGGAAGAAATCTCCATCCACTTCGTGTAAATGTAATGTTCTTGCACCAGGATAATGTCCTGCTTCTGGTCTTATATATTCTAAACTATTTGCCCACTCATAAACTTGTTGTGGATTTTCATAAAACCTATGTGTATGATATGTTGGAAAATACATTATACTTCTTTGATACCGTTAAATTCTAAATTAAATGATATAATTGTTTTTGTAACATCACTATCAATCTTTGGCGATCTATGTATAACAAAACTAGGAAAGATTATAATATCTCCTTCTTTAGCTTCTATTTGTGCCGTTTGTATTTCTTTGTCTTGTAAATAATGATTTACTAATTCCGTTTTTGATGATCCTTCTGGTAGTTGTAAGTAATAAACACCTGTGTAATTATCACCATGTATATGCCAACCATGTGCGTCATTTTGATTATACTGTTGATACCATAATGCTTTTATTTTTGCCTTTTGATATAACATAAAATTAGCACACTTATTAAAGTGGTTTTGTAAATGTGGTTTTAGTAAATCTACCCAAGGTCTATTATCAAAATCTGTATTATTATCCCAATCACATTTTGATATGTGATATTCCCAATTCTTATCTATTTTTTTCTCTACCGGATTATCTGACTTATCAATTAAATCAAGTAAATTATCTTTAAGTAAATCATGTTGTTCAAACTTATCTATTAAAGCTGATATTTCTAATTTTATTTTATTCATACTTGTATGTTACAATTTATAATACTTCTTAAATTACTATTTGGTTGTTCACCTGTGTGATAATGTAAACCATTAAATATTACCACTCTTCCTTTTTTAGGTTCTACTCTTTTAATTTCTTTTAGTTCGTCAAATTTTACAGTTTTACCCTCTTCATATTTCTTATCATAAATTACTGTACAACCATCACTATCGTTAACGTAATATAATATTACAATATGATTTTCAACATTATCTATATGTGGTGTATCAACATTATCACCTCTATAATGAGCTGCTAAAGGTAATTGTAAAAAACTTCTTGCCTGTAATATTTTTTTAGGTATTAAATTTGATTTGATACATGAATGAGTAACAATATCTACAGCTAAATTTGCAAAAGGCGAAACCTTTTTATTATCTTGCATTAACATATGATAAAAACCAGGTCTTTGTTGTTCGTTACCCTCTATGGTAACATCTCTAACAAATTTATAATCAAACTTTGTATTATCAAGTAAAGTTTTTTCTATATGATTGTGGTTATAATCATTTATTAAATTGTCTATTACTTCTATTCGTTCCATTTTTTATATTGTGGATCATTTGGTACCCAACCTTTTGGTGGATCCTGATAATCCTCACTCCTCATTTTGTTCCATATCATATCAAACACATCATTTGCACTTAATGGTGTTACAGCAAAACCATCATTTCTTTGTAAACGGCCTTCAAAATCTTCAGCCATTTTTTCAATTTCTTCTCTATTATATTGTATCTTACGTTGATAATCCCAATACTCTTTTAAATTTAGGTAATCTTTTTCTGTTATCATGTTCATATTAGAAAGCCCAAGTTATAAAACTATATCGTGTTCCTTCGGTTACCTCTTTTACTTTATGTGGATATAAGAATATTGACGGAAATATCAATATGTCTCCTTGTCGCAATTTTATTTCATGCTCATCACCAAATAAAAAGTTACCACCTTTGTAATCATCATTTAAAACTCCTAATATACTTAGTACAGGAATACCTTTTCTATCACCATCAAATATAGAATGTATATGGTCATAATGCGTTCTCATCTTTGCATTTACATATCTATTAAATCTGACAGGACTATATCTAGTTACCAAATATTTAGTCTTATCGGCATCAAAAAATTTTTCTTTTGTGTAATCATTAATAGCTTTTAATATATATGGATGTAGTTTTTCTTGTAAAACTTCATCTGACATATACACATCTAATTCTTTTTCTTGTTCACTTTGATAACTATTATTTACATTTTCATGCCACTCATGTTTTTTCCAATCTCTTTGTGAAATAGAATTTACAATATATTGGCAATCTTCTTTTGGTAAATAGTTAGCTGTAAATATAAAGTCTTCTAAGTTCTTCATCTTACAATTTCAGTTTCACTTTCAGTTACAATAACAACTCTAGCACCACAAGAAAGCAAAGGTTTATCATTACCGCCATAAAGAACGGATGACGGACCATGTATCTTAACTTCGTGGCAATAGGTATTTTTTGTACCTTGTTTAACTGTAATAGCTGGATCATCTTTTCCATGTTTTTTATTACTCCGTATTACGTGTTGGTTTACGTGTATATAAGTTTTCTTTTTTCTCATCTTATTATATCTATGTTTGCCTCTTTTGACCACAATTCTAATTCAGTTCTTAAACGACCATCTGCTTTTAAATTATTAAATCTTTTTGTTGCAAGTTTTTTCCACCATAAAATAGTATTTTCAAAACTAAATCTATCGTAGTTTTCTGCCTTTTTAATTGTATCTGTTTTACCATTTACAATATCAACAAAGTTTTCTACACCATAATTAGAAACATAAAATCTTTTTCTTTCTGTTAGTTTTAAAGCATTTGCAATTGTAGATTTAAACTTTACTAAATCATCACCGTTTAAACTTCTTTTTAATAAACCAATCACAGCTGTTGTCATTTTAAGTTTACGACTTGACGCACCAGCTGGCACTAAAAGACCAACTCTTTCTTCAACATAATTATTTAAATCTCTATATGGTTGACCATGCATTAACGGAATAAATTTACTATCAGTTACACCTTTAAATCTTAGATATGGTTTCATACCATCATATTGGCTGGATGATTTACTAGAACCATACAAACTTGTAGTTTCAAACATAACTAAGTTCATATTATATTTTTTATCTAGTATATCTTTTACTTTGTGTGAACAACAAATAGCTGCCAATAGTTTACCACCCAAATAATTATAACCAAATGGTTGTGTAGGTACAATTGTAAAACCCATAATGGCAGTTTTGTTAAACTGTTTCAAATCAGGCACTTGACCTAATACTTGATTTCTAGGAGCTGAGTTGATTACAGGAGAACCAAAACGAATAAAACCCATAATCTTGCCTGTGTTTTTTTCTTTAACTAATAACTTTAATTCTTTACCTGGAATACTTGGCATATTAGTATGACTTGATGTCATATTTAATAATGTAACATAACTTGTACCATCAGTAGGCTCATATACTTCAAAGTCCATGTCTTCAGGTGACATAGTAAAATCATTAAATAAATCTTCTTCAGGTCCCATGCCTGGTAGAGAAGATGATACAGTATCTTCCAATTGTGCCAACTTTTGATCTTTCATGTATTGGTCTATTCTTTCAAACTGACCAAAATAGTCATTGAAAATTTTAGCACAATACAAAGCGTCTGCTGGTTCTAGTTTAGTTAGGGTCTTCGCCATTCCACATCCATAATAATAGTGATGGTATTATAACACACAAAGCTGAGAAAGTCAATGCCATACATAGACTCATACTTCATTCCCCCAATAATCCCAACCACTTCTCGTCTTTTTTCTTGCAAATAATTCAATATAAGGGCCTGCGACAAGTTGTTCAATCTGTTCGTGTAACAAAGGTTTTTCACTATGTCTTTTTCTTTGTTCAACAACTAACTGAGGTACAGATTTAGATATTCTTTTTGGTCTACCCTTTGTAGCTAATAAACACATTTCTGGATTACCTCTTGTCCAATATCCTAGACCTGTAAAAAAACCTAGTTTATTTTTATTTGTTTTTGCCCAAGTAAAACCTACTGTCTTAAACTTAAAACCCCAGGCGTCTATAACTTTAAACGCCTGGTCTAATAGTGGATCGCACACCCACATTAATAAGACTGAATCAGGTTTAGCAATATCGCTAACAGGTAAATTACAGATATCAGTAAGATTGAGCACATTATAATGTTTCTCAGGACTTCTATCTTTTCCTTTTTCAGACCTAGTTTTAAACTGCCAAGGTGGATCTGCATAGATCACTCCATATTGTTTATTTGGGAACATTTTGTAAGTTCTTAATATAACTATCGCTTCTGTTATCACCAATCTCACCAATCGGCATTAAATTAAAAGCTATAGAATATCTTGTCATGTTACTTTCGTTTGTTTCTATTTTATGGTATACTTCACTAGGGAAGAATATGACCGTATCTGTTTCAGGTATTAGTGTTATCTTTTCAGAATTGTTTTCGTTATAGTCTAATACTTGTAACTGAAATCTTTGTACATCAAAATTTTCAAATGTAATACCACCTGATTTTTGTGGTACATCTATGTAATAAACACCAGACCACATACAGTTATTATGATTATGAAAACTACTAGATTGTCCTGGTTCACTCTTTGCAATCCATGATCTAACAATCTCAAATTTATTTTTATATCTCATTACTTGGTGTTTGAATGTATAAAATTCTTGTTGTATCTTATTTTTTAAATGTAATAATGTAGGATATTCTAATAATTCTTTTTCGTGTGAGATATGTGATATATCTCTTGTTTCTCCACCTGAGTATGTGTAATCTAAGTTTTGTAAAATTTGTTTATAGATACCTCTATCTCGTTCAGAAATATCTAACTTAGCTTGATGTATAGTTTTACCAAATAATATCATTCAAAAAATGCCTCTAAACTTGCCTTTGGTTCATGTTCCCACCCGATAGCATTTAATATAAATCGCATAGGATCAAGGAATGTTTTTTCAAATTGTGTTTCATAATCTACATACTGTTTTAATTTAAATTCAGTTGGCAATGTACTAATATAACTGATAACATCAAACTTAAATGGGTTTGCTTCTTTTAGTTTTAGAAACTTAATCTTATCACCCTCTTGTATATAAGGATACTTTGTACCTAATTTAAATTGTTTTAGTTGATGATTATATATCAACGCACCTTTGACATGTATTGGTGTGCCTTTGATAAAGATACTGCTTGATGACATATACTTTTTAAGATTGTTACAACTTCTAGGAAAGGCAATAGCTTCAGGTTCTAGTTCGTTAAATTCTTTTTTAAAGTCTGCAATAAATTTATGTAGATCATCCTCTGTTTTACCCATAATAATTTTAATTGCTTCTTTAATTTTACCACGACAAACTTGTGGTGTGCTAGACTTGACTGCTTCTATGCCCATAAGTTTTAACTTTGGATCTGCAAGTCTGACGCCTTCTTCGTCTAGCACATTGAGCATATATCGTTTCTTAGCAACCCATATACCCTTGTTAGCAATAACTTCTCGTTTCATCACCATACAATTTTTAAATGCGTTAGTGTAAGAAGCTAATTCATCAAAACATTTTGCAATATAAGGTTCAATTTTATTATCACACACCTTACCAATAAAATCTGTAATTTGTTGGTCATCTTTTCCTTCACAAGTTTTTTGTACTAACTTATCAAGTGTAACATAGATACTATCAGTATCAGACGCAACAATATAATCTACTTGACCTTTTGTTTGTAATATATTGTTTAGATATTCGTTAACTTTCTTCTCAATAAATCTAATAATAAATTGACCAGCAGTTGTAATACCACTTGCCTGTCTTACATCATAATATCTAAAGTATTGATTACCTACTGCACCATAAGCTGAGTTCAATGCAATCTTTCTTGCCCATTGAATATTATGACACCTTGAAATTTCTCTTACAAGTTTAGGGTCTTTTGTTTTTTCATATTCTTTCTTTGCCTTTAACATACGTTTCTTATAAATGACACGTTCATTGTACATTGTTTCCATCATTTCAGGTAAGAAACCTTGACTATCGTTTTTAAATTTTGCACCGTTTGGTGTTAGACAAGCACCCTCTGTTTGAAGATAATTAAGTGGTACTTTCATATCAATCATTTTATTTACATTAACACCGTGTGAAGATTCGCCTAGTATTTTTTCAGGCGAAATATTATATTGTATAATGATATGTGGATATAGTGAATTGATATCAAAAGAAGTTACCCATTTATGTTGACCAACTGTAGGTTCTTTTACATAAGCACCCTCATATTTTGTTTCTTTACTATGTTCTTCCCTTGGTGGCACACATATATTTTTCTTCATCAAATGGTTTGCGATCAAAGTATCCCACACTCTAACTTGTGAAAATATATCATCATAGTTTACTTTACTTTCATAAGCTACAGTTAATGACAAGTCAATAAGACCAAGTTTGTCTTCTAATGCGTCAACAATTTCAACGTCTTGTATATTGTAATCAACAAATGATTGAAAGTCTTTTGTGTACCAATCTTTAAATGTATCATAACCTGCGTCATCTTTACCACGACCAAGTTCTAATTCACCAATGAAATCTAGTTTGTAACTTTCTTGTCTTGCTGGTATAAACCATTTGTATAAATCTAAGTAATCTAAATTAACAATACCATATAATTGATAGATAGTTTGTGGTCTACCTCTTACATGTATTTCCTCTCTATTGATTAGATTCCAAGGCGACATTCTATTTGCCACTTTATCTCCAGCTAGTAATCTAATTCTATTCATCAAATAAGGCAAGTCAAAGAATTTAGTATTCCAACCTGTAATAATATCTGGATATTGTTTAATCCAGAATTTCATAAATTCAAATAATAATTGTTTTTCGTTTTTACATTTTATGTAAGTTACATCTGGTCTATCAGTTTTAAAATCACCTACACCCCAAGTTATAATCTGTTTGTTAGATTGATTTTTTACTGTAATACAAAGTAACTGTTCAACAGGATTTTCCACATCAGGAAAACCGCCTTCACAAGTTGTTTCAATATCTAATGTAAATATTTTAATTTGATCTTTGTCCCATTTGATATCTTCAGGATATTCTGAACCGATATACTGATAGTGATATCTTTCTAAACCAAATATAGGGGAGTTTTCTGTAGCTGTATCTCTTTTAAATCTTCTAGCGTCTTTGATTGTTTTAAATTCTATAGGTTTTAGAAACTGACCTTGTAAAGTTTTATATTGTGAATGCTCTTGTGTTAATGCATAAAGAGTAGGACCAAAGTCAATCTTTTCCTTGTATTCTTTACCATTGAGAATACCACGTATCAATAATTTACCATTATGTTCAATTACGTTTTTATAAAAGTTCACTTGACCTCAATTCTACAACCATACCATCTAGTTCTTTTGTTAATTCTACTTGACAACCTAATCTACTTCTACCATCAATAAAATCTTTTTCATATTCTAATAATTCAATTTCAGGACTATTATAATCTATTTGACCTAATTTGTCAACCCATTCACCTGTCAAATAAACATGACAAGTTGCACAAGCACAAGCTCCACCACAGGTAGCAGGTATCTCTTCTATAGGCACATGACTATGAAACTTCGCAGCTTCCATAATAGTCGTACCTTCAGGTACCTCTACCTTTATTTTAGAGCCGTTTCTAACAAAGTAGATTGTTACCATTAAACTTTTGGTACAACGTTCTCTGTTATTAGCTCTGATTTTGGTGTAATGATGTTACTTGTATTTGCCGTGTATGAAGCTAATATCTCGTCTTTTGGTTTTACACTAGTTACCACTTTGTCCATTGATATTGTGATTTTGTCTTCACTCGTATAGGGCATATACGGCGTCATCATCAAACTTACAGGTTGGCCTGGTGCTTTCTGTGTGGGAATAATAACACATGGTTTGTTTAACACATAATTACCCATTGTGTCTTTTTCGACTTTAGATATTACATCTTCACCGGTTGTTAATCTTAATATTTTTGTTTCCATAATTTACCTTTCACTATAATATAACACAAAATTGACAATTAGTCAATGCTGTATTTGGTTGTAATAACATATTTTCTTTGAGGATTGACCATAACGTTCAATCTATTCATAAATGCACGGTCCATAAGAATTAAAGTTCTCTCATCTCTATCGTCCAATGTGAATTCCACGTCATTATAGACGCCTCCAGCAAACTCCACGTCTAGCTTCACAACGTATCTGGTCTCGTCATAATCACGTAATCCGCCTACGGAAATCTCTTCCTTACGTACAATTTTAGAGGTTATAGTCTTATCTAACAAAGTCCATGTTATTTCATTTCCATTAATTTTATACTTGTCTGCATGTATAACTGGCATGCCAGAGTTACCAGTATCAAACTTGGCAACAATTTCTCCAAATGGTTTAATGGTGACCACTTCTTTATACCCACATTCTGTAGGTACGGAAAATCTATTCTCTTTATTTGCGAAGTGTTGTATAACTTCTTTTGCAATATTCATACCAGTAGCGTCTTCAATACCCTCTGTTCCTGGAGAAGAGTTAACTTCTAACATAAACGGTGGTTCTTTTGTTCTATTTTTACTTGGTATAAAATCTACTGCCGTCCAAAAACCACCTACTGCTTTTGCGGCTTTTAAACTTTCTTCTATTTCTAATTCTGTTAATTGTATTTTTTCTGGTTTTGAACCTTGTGATACGTTTGATCTGAAATCTCCTTCAATAACTGGTCGTTTCATAGCTGCTAATACTTTACCACCTAATACTAAAACTCTTACATCATAATCTGTTTTGATATATTCTTGTATTAATAAATCTGCGTCTTCATCTTGTTTATGTATTAACTGTACAATAGAATCTAAACCTTTAGCACTATCAACAAATAAAACACCAACACCTTTACTACCTCGTAAAGTTTTTAAAATTAATGGAAACTTTATATCTGAGTTATCAACAATCTCATTTGATTTTTCTGGATCATTTATTAGAACAGTTTTTGGTTGTGTTAAACCATAATCTGCAAGTCTAAGTGCTGTTCTATATTTGTCAGCACACATATTGATTGTTGTTCTAGGATTAATAACAGTTACATTAGCTCTTTCCAAAATGGATACAAAATCCAACCAGCTATCTTTCCTTGTAATACTACCACGTATAATAGCAACAGTATTTTTATCTATATCGAAACCTTTTTTATCATCTTTGTTATGAAATTTTCTTTGTCCGTTTTCAAATGTAGAATAACCACCAGTAAGTTTAAACAGATAGTGTTTGTAACCTAACTTATCACATTCTTCTTTTAATCTATCAGCAGTATGAAATGTTTTTGCCTGTTCTGGTTCGTCTGTAATAATTAACAAACGCAAAAAAGGTTTATCACCTTTAGCTTCTGATATAAAATCTGTAAACTTTGGTACTTGCATTATTCATTAACAGTAGCGGGTTTTTCTTCCTCAACAACTTTTTTACCAATATTATATTTGGCTGTTAAGTTCCACTCTTTCTTTTCCTTAAAAGGTAAAACTTTTATTTGACTTAATGGTGCTTTGTTTTCTGCTTCAGTAGGTTTTACTATATCAATTAGTCCCCAATCAGATAATAAAATAGCAATTGTGTTTCTTCTTTGTATATCGTTTTCAACTAAAGTTGCTTTTTTACCATCTAATGCAAAAAGTTCCTTAAAGTGTACTATGTAATATTTACCTTGTTTATGTAAAATATGACATGATTGATAAAGTGTTTTATCTTTTCTACTTGCTACACCAATTCTGGTTAGTGTTTCTCTAATTTTTAAAAAATCGTCTGGTTGTTTGATAGTTACCTCTAACATACTATCAGACGACCATGATATCTCTTCATTCATTTTTTATTTCTCCCGCCTTTATTTAAAGACTCTTTTATATGTTCAATTTGTTTATCCGTTAGTATATCCAGAGCTTGTTTTGCTTTAACATTACTGTATCCATAATACTCTTTCACATACTCCATATCTCTCAACTTGGCTTGTGATAACCACTTACCACCAAATCGCTTCTTTTTTCTAATACTATTTATGTAAAAGTGAAACTGTAATTTCTTATCTAAGAAGTGGAAACCATTCATTTCATTGGCAGCTGCCAAGGTATCATAATGCATGGATAAACATTTATTGATTATAAAAGGCGGATACTTTTTAGTCCACGTTTTATCTTCCGTATCTAATAAATTCTCTTTTGTAAAATTAATTGCATTTAAATAATCTTTCAATTCGTACATAATAACCTCAAATAAATTTAGGACCTTCTAAAAAGAAAGCCAAGCTTTTTCTTACACCAGATGTTACCGGTTTTACTCTATGTAATATATAGGATTTAAATAATATAATATCTCCTGGTTCAGAAAATTCTTTAATGTGTGTAATCTCACCTGTATTTAATTCAAAATCACCACCCACATAAGGACTATCTGATAGATTTACCAAAGCAGTTAGTTTTAAATCATACTTTTGCTCAGACGTAGCTGTATCTACATGCCAATCGTATCTATGATTGTCATTGCCTGAGTATATGTTATAATTGATTGTCTTATATAAGTTTATTTGGTGTAGATTATAACCAAAGTAGTTGTTGTTTACATTTAATAATACGTGTTCAACATCTTCCATAACTGGTTTTAGTTGTGACCAATGTACTATTTTATTAAGACTATGTTTGCCCGAAGCTCCCATGTCTTCAGGTTCTTTAAAACCTGTATTACAAATCTCGTTAATCTCACTTATTCTTTCTTTGTTAAGAAAGTTCTTTATATAATAATAATCCATTATCTATTTTCTAAATCGTTTTCTTCCCATATAGTGGTCACCTGGCTCATAATTCCATCGTTTTCCATGATGTCCTCTTATATCGGCATAAAACATTCTTAAACGAACAATCAAAGTTCGCAAGAGCGTTCTTCTTGCCATCTTTTACTCCCTTTTTATCTATTTGAATTTACAACTTGCCATAATTTCTGTCAAGCAAGCGACCATATTTATCTCTTGGTCAGCTACGAAAGCGGATTTATATTGATATCCGGCAATAATTAATATGGCTTGTGGTATTGATTTTGAATCTAAATTCTCATAAAGAAAGTCATAAACACCTCTGAATAAACTAGATGGTTCTTTGTCTAAGTTATCAACGACCCATTTTCTCATATCGTTGAATTTCTTATCTTTTAACGCCTTAATTAAACCTTTGTAGTTAGCTTCTGTTAGATTAAATAAGATACCACTATCTATTTTACCACGTACAGAATACCTTTGAAGTTCATTAATCGTTCTTCTAAAGTCTGGATAGTGTTTTTGGATAAGTTCAGCAAGGACTTTTTTGTCAAATTCTATCTTTTCAATCGTTAGAATATCACACAATCTAGTCAATAACTGGTTGGCGGTTTTTACCTTTTGACCATTCTTAATTGCAAAATCAATTACGGTGCACCTACTGTGAAGTGGATCAATAATCTTATTCTTAAAATTACAAGTAAGAATAAATCTACAATTCTTGTAAAAGGTTTCAATAAAGTTTCTTAAAGCAGGTTGTACAGACTCAGCATTCATATAATCTGCCTCGTCTAATATAACTACTTTATGACTTTTTTGACCAGTAAGAGATACGGTACTAGCAAAGTTTTTAATCTGATTTCTTAATGTATCAATGTGTCTTCCTTCGTCTGAACCATTAATAACAATATAATCTAAATCAAGTTCTTCACATAAAGCTTTTGCTACGGTAGTTTTACCTGTACCTGCACTACCTGATAATATAATATTCGGCAGTTCACCTTGTTTTACAAAGTTGCTAAATGTTTTCTTAGTTTCTTCTGGTAAAATACATTCTTCTATTTTCTTAGGTCGGTATTTTTCAACCCATAAATGATCTGACATAATATAAACTCCACTTTATTCATCATATTTAACGGTAACATCATAGCCACCTTTTCTATCTGTCCACCAATCGTCTTCTCTATCATAATCACATTCACCTAAAAACTCCCAAAACTTGTCGTTTTCTTCGTCTGTAGGTTTTTCACCATGAGCTTCTAATGTACTTCTAAACTCTTGCTCTTGGTGTGAAATGATTTCTTTAAATCGTTGAACAGAACCAAACTCCTGTATAATCTCTTCATCATCTATATCGTATTTAAATTCTGAAGCGACGGAATGCCACTCTGTTTTACTCAGTTTCATTAAAACGAGCTATCAGGTTCTAATGCAATCCAATATTTAACAGGTTTATTTCTGTTAATAAAATGGGATATATTTTTTACTGAAACAGCAACATCATAGTCGTCTTCAATCATTTTAAAGTTTTCAGTTCTAAAATATGCTGTAAACGATTTATCTGTTTCGCCTACTTCAATTGAATACTCGTTAGATGTATTGTTCTTTTTATCAGTTGCCACCATAGCAATTGTTTTACCATCACCTTTTACAGCAATATCTGGTAAGTTAAGAGTAGTAGCTGCCTTCATTAACTTATTCATCTGTTCTTTTTTAAATGTAAAAGACACATGTTTATCTGGCATTGTAATACTCTTTGTTGGTGCAACAATAACTGATTTGTCAGCAAAGAAATATTTAATTGATTGTTTACTATTAGTATCTCTAATAGTTAAGTTTTGACCACCATTAAAATTTAATTCAGACTTATCAAATAAGTCAACTGATCTTAAAAATTCTGGTAAATCATAGATAGCAAACTCTGATTCAAACTTCTCTGTAATTTCAGCTTCTGCTAAAATATTCTTAGCAGTAGAAATAGTTTGAATAGTGTTTCCTGGTTTTACTAATATATTTTGATTTATATTAGAAAAGTTTTTTAATACATTTACTGTATCGCCACTTATGTTCATATTCACTCCTTCATTAATATAGTTAAAAACATAATATTATACTTCATCAAAAATGTCAAGGCTGGAAAAACATGCCTACTGATATTCTATACCAAGGCATATCCTCTATTATTGGCATTGCGTCATGCAAGTAGTTGGATCTAAACACCACAAAATCGCCTGGTTTAAATGGAATAGAATCACCCTCTATTTGAAGTTGACCACCCCAATCATCTTGCCATTCTGGTGTAAAGAAACCTATCATTGAATACATATCTGGACTGCCGTCTTGGTGGAAATCAAATGCATTTCCTTTTTTCTGAGCATTCATTTGTATTCTATGAATTTTATGTACAGGTAATTGCCAATTATATTTTTCTCTTAGCTTACGATTAACGTTGCCGGCAATACCTGAAAAGAAACCTGTTAAAAAGGGATTAAAAGATTGACCCTCTGAGAATATTCTATTTGAAGCATATGTGTCTGAATATGTTTTTTGACCTGAATATGCACTACCTAACGACCAACTTTGAGTCATTAGCATATCATAAATCGGAAGTAACTCTTGTTTAGATATGATGTTTTCGCAATAATATATGTCTGTCATTTTATTTTGGAGCGGATGGTTGGTACTGCCCCAACTTCCCATGTTTGGTAAACACGAATAATACTTTTATACTACATCCGCTCATTGTTATTAATATAACACAAGGCGCCGTTATTGTCAATGCTGGAACGGCGCCTCGTTACTATTTAATCCTGGTCTTCAATAAGGTCAATATCCTCATCATCTAAACCAGACAATTTCTTACTTTTACCGTTTAGTTTCATTACATCACGTAAAATAATATAAGTAACTGATTCTAAAGGTTTGTTAGAAATTCTGTTTTCTGTCAAAGATTTCTGACTATTACCTTTTACACTAGCATATGAAACAAGTTTGTTTTCAATATCTGCGTCTGTAAAATTAGTATTATCAGATTTTCTTAATACAGCTCTTGTGTTTGCCAATGCAATTACAAGATATGCACCTACTGAGATATCTTTTGACCATGCTGTTTGTATAGCGTTAGAAGCAAAAACAAAATCATCATCTGTAATGGTTTTCTTAATTGCCTCTTCATCTATAATTTCGTGGTAACCTAGTGATTTCTCAACAAAGGCGAAACCACCCATGTTTTTACCACCCGGTTTTAAACCACAAACGTTAATGTTAGCCATGTGCAATACACTTGCCATCTTTTTAGCCTGATCTTCGCCTTTGGCGTATCTAGCGAAAAAGATTTCAGCTGCACCCATAACTTCATTCTTAGCATTTCTGGCTAAAAACAATTCTGCCTCATAACGTCTTGCTTTCTTTGAATCAAATTCATCTGCATGATTATAAGTAGAAGCAGCTATCTCTGTCATTTTACAAAGTAGTGCCATAATAGAACGTCTAAATCCGTCCCAAACAAACTTCTTACCGTTTGATCGGACAGCAACGTCTATGTGACCTGCTTTTTCTTTAGAGAAACCTTTACTTGTTTTTAGATTTCTAAGTAGATTTTTTAGTTTGAGTTTTCTTTGATAATTTAGATCAACGTATAGTTCATCTAGTTTAACGACACTTTCACCTTTACCAAAAGTTGCTTCTACAAAAGATTTTAGAGTTTCTTCTTTAAAAGTTTCGCACTTTAGAATAATAGCTACTATGTCTATTAGTTTATGTTCGCCTAAAGGTAGATTCTTTAGAGCGGTATTGACTTCATCAAAAGTCATTTTGCCTGTTGTGGCCATGTTATTACCTTTCTTTAACGTAATGTTAAGTTATGTAAGTCCTGAGGATTTAATATCCTCAATTTTCACTATACTATGTATCCCACAAATTGTCAATGGTGGAATAAAATGGGGGCCGAAGCCCCCAAATTTTTATTTAACAGAGATAGTTCTTGCCTTTTTATGGTCTGGAATAATTCTCTCTAATGAGATTGTTAACAAACCATCTTTTAGTTCGGCAGATTTTATCTCTACGTCATCAGCAATCGTAAAAGATTTTGTGAACATTCTTTTGGCAATACCTTTATGAAGTACACCATCATTGTCCTCAACCTCTTTTGTTGCTTTGTCTTTAATAGACTTGATAGTTAACATATTGTTTTCATATGTAACCTCAATGTCTTTTTTACCATAACCAGCTAATGCCACCTCAATGTGATATTTGTTATCACCATCTTTTACGATATTGTATGGTGGATAGTTTGGAGTCCTTACTTCAAGTAGGTCATCATCAAACATTCTACCGAAATGGTCAAATACATCATCAAATCCTACTGAATAGGGTCTTAGTTGGTTAAAAATTGAAATTGCTCTATTAGTCATTTTATCTCCTTTGTAAGCAAGTTAATGTTAATGAGCCCTTTATGGCGCTCACTATTATTTATATAAGAACGATTTATAGAATTACAAGTGGTCAATTCTGTCGCACTTAAAAAGGTAGTTTCGGTTTAGGGTCTTAAACTACCAAAGAGATCCGCAGCTTTAGTTTTTTACTGAAACCAGGCGCAACTGCCAAAAACATAGTCGGTTTTAAACTCTCGCCAAACTCCGACAAAACTTTGGTGGTTTTGTTTATGAAGATCCACCAACTCCACGACACCGACAACCTAAGAAATTTTGTCGGTCACCTATAAGAGATAGGACTTACGGACGGCCTATCTTAAATATATATCCACTTATAGGCTAAACTGAAACTCTTATAATAATTCTTTTTCTGCCTTTTTACGTTTTTTTAACCAATTTTTAATATTCTGTTTTTTCTTTTCACGTTTAACAGCTGATGGTTTTTCGTAATATTGCCTTGCCTTTAACTCTTTAACAATGCCTTCCTTTTGTACTTTTTTCTTTAGTACACGCATGGCTTGTTCTAAGTTTCCATTTCTTACTTGTACAGTAATGCTCAAATTATTTACCTCCTTTCGAAACAATAGTCCTTAAAACGGTGGAGGGCACTACCCCTCCACCTAGGACTACACTATGTTTGATAGATTTAGATTGCGTCAGCATCCGACTCACTATCGTTGTCATCCATTTGAGAGTTGATTTCTGAAGCTCTTTGCTGTTCAGCTATCTGCTCAGCAGAAGCGCCAGCGTCAACTTTAGAGTATAACTCCATAAATGAATTTTTTGTGTCATCATCAAATCTGTTTGTACAGACTTCAATCGCTTTCATCTTTTTATCAAAGATAGCATACGCTTGAATGATGTGGACTAATCTTCTTGTTGATATAATCTCATCAACACCACCGTCAAAGTAGGTTTTTCTGATTACATCAGCCCATGTTACAAGTTTTTTACAAAACTCTTTATCTGATTTACCAGATTTTTTAAGAGTATTAACAAGTATCTTTTCCTCAACAGCAGGTTTTGGATAAGATTGCTCAAATGTAATTGGGAATCTTTCTAAGAAAGCTTCGTTAAGTACATTAGTACCGATAAACTTACCGTCATCACTACCTTGACCTTTAGTATTGGCAGTAGCAATCACATTGAAACCTTGAGCAGGTTTTACAAACTTGTTTATCTTTTTAACAAAGACACCAGAACCTTCTAAGATCGGTTGTAAACACATGATCTTATTAGAAGCAAGGTCAATCTCATCTAAGAGAAGAACAGCGCCTCTTTCCATGGCTTCGATTACAGGACCGTTTTGCCAAACAGTTTGGCCGTCTTTCAATCTGTAACCACCTAAAAGGTCGTCTTCATCAGTTTCAATTGTAATATTGACTCTGATTAATTCTTTTTTGTTTTCAGCACATGCCTGAGTAACACCCATAGTCTTACCGTTACCAGAAAGACCAGTAATGAAAACTGGATAAAACATACCAGACTTAATAATAGATTTAACATCTGGATAGTTACCGAAACTTACGAAAACAGGATCTTTTTTCGGAACAATATTTCCTGTTAGTGATGAAACAATGTAAGCAGCTTCATGTTTAGTTTCAGACTCAGACGCCTTAGATAAAACTTTTTCGGCAACAGGTTCTGAAACAGTTGATTGAGTTGTAGAAGCTACAGAGGCAACGGCTTCACCGTCTTCATTAGGTAGTTTGAAGACCATTTTGCCATCAATCTTACCTAGTTTGTAGTCATCATTTTTGATTAACCATTGAGGTGCATATTTAGCACCAAAATGAGCATTTGCTTCTTTTAACTGATTAGCTGTTAGTTCATTAGAACCAAACATCTTAACAGCATGGGAAACAAACTCTATTTGTTTAGTGTTTAACATAGTGTTTTTATGTCCTTTCTTCATTTATAATACCATCCTAAAGGAAAAGATCGCAAATGTCAAGCGTTTTATTTTCGTTACCAGGTAACGATTTCCGCCTCTCATTATGCAACCTCCTCGATAAATTTGTTTAAAACCATTCTGGAAACAACACGATTCTTCATAGATTTACCAAAGATTCGTTTTAGTTCAGAAGCAGTTCCTTTCTTAATCTCAACCTCAGACATATCAAAATTTTCAACATCCATGTCTTTACCATTAATTAAGAAATATCTATTGTAACCGTCTTGGTGTACCTCACAACATTTGTGTTTTCTCATATCAGCTTTTAATAACTCTGATTTTTTTCTTCTCTCAGACCAATCACCGTCAACATAAGATTCTAAATGATGTGGTCTCATTCTTTTAATAAGGAAGAAACCAATCACATTAACATCATAACTTTGTTTAAGATTTTCTAGTAACTTAGAAGTAACGTTACCACCCCAACCTCTGCCACAATCATACATTTTTTTCTTGTTTACTAAGATTAAGTTTTTATCGTATTCATTATCAGGTTCTCTGCCATCAGAATGAATATGTCTTTTTCTAATACCGTTTGAAGAACCATCTGTAATTGTAATAAAAGATAGCTTCTCAACTTTATATTTGCTTTTAAACATTGGTATCAAAGTATCCATAGTAACTAATGCTTCATTTAACGGAGTGTTACCTAAGTGATAATCATAAGGCATACCGATATTGTCATAAGCAGGATTGTTATATCTATCATCTAAGGTCATGCTTCTTCTCCAACCTCTGTTATAGTTGTAATGATAATATTGACCCATTGAATAAAGATACATAAGACCCTCATCTAATTCATTTTTTTTCATTCTGTGAGAAGCAATGTTTACTAGATTATAATTCTCTAAACCAAAATCACCAACTTTATGATTAAAAGATTGTCTTGGATTTTCTTGGTAAGAATTTCTACTACCAAAGAAATAACATTCAAAAGGTATGTTTACTTTTTTACAAAATTCTACCAAGTTAATAATTTGATTAACTGATTTATCAATACAATCTGACATAGAACCAGACCAATCTAATAACATAATCATACCGTGGTTTTTACCATCAGGTAACATAGTTACTCTTTTAAAAATATCATCTGAAAATCTATAGTTTTTAAGTTTTAACGGATCTAAGATACCAGTTTTATCAGTAGTTGCTCTTTTATAAGCAGTAGCTGATTTTTTCATCTCAAATTCTTTTACTAGATAGTTAACAGTTTTCTTGTTATCTAGTTTCCACTTTTTCCAATCTGATTTCAACCATTCTTTATATTTGATATCAGAACCACCGTTATATTTGTTAAAGTAAGTTCTCATATTTTTAAGATAGTCTTTATAAGTATGTAAAGTATTTTTTAAATTAGTTTCAGGAAAGTTAGAGTAAATAAAACCAGCACTATCAGTTTTTACTAATTCGTCTTGTGTCTTTTCCTGATATGTTTGATCTGTAATAGATACTAACTTACCACCGCCGGCACCGTTTGAAGCGATACTTGAATCTTTGTCTTCAGATTTTTCGTCTTCTTCTTTTTCTTCTTTACCTTTATCTGAGTTTGTATCTTGTTCTTCACCGTCTTGGCTTTCATCTTTTTTCTCCTCTGATTTCATTTGATCTGAGTCTGAGTCATCTGAAAAATCATCTTGTTGATCTTGTTGATCTAAATTGTCATCTGAATAATCATCATTAAAATCATCATCTAAATCATAGTTCTTAGCAATTTCTAACTGGTCAAAATCAGGTAATTTTTGCATTTGTTCTACTTGATCTTTTTGCCAAGCTAACATTTCTTTTGCAAGAGCAATAACATCTTTGAAAGATTTAAGACTATCAACTTTAGAAATCCAATCAGATTCTTCTTCGTTGAAATTAAAACCAATAGTATTTTGTGATTTACTTCTAAGATTAATTTTATCAATTAACATTAAATCTTTGTTAACATCTTTACCAATAATACCAAAGAAGTTTCTTTTATCTAAAATTTTGTAACCATTCTCATAGTTTCTAACACAACCAGGATATTTTTTTTGAATTAACTTGTCAATTCTAGTATCCTCTAACACATTAACATATGATCTTAATTCATTACTTTCAATACCACTAAATGATTCACTAGGAGTCCATAATGCATGGGCACATTCATGTGCTATTAACATATCAGTTACGTCACCGTTTTGTTGTTTGAAAATAGGGAGAGTTAGTATTCTTTGTTTAGTATCAAATGAAGCTGTCTTAACGTTGTTGTGTCTTACAGTAATGTTTTCAGACGCAATTAACTTAGCTAATTGATTCTTAACGTTTATATCAATGTTTTGTGTGTTAGTGTTTTTCATAGTGTCCTTTTGCATTTATAATTTCATCCTAAAGGAAAAGATCGTAAATGTCAAGCGTTTTATTTTCGTTGGAAAATAAGGGTTTTTTGACTACTTTTGTTCTGGTTTTGTTCGATTTTCACATTCCGAACACGAATCGTATATGATTCTACCACACCAGATACAGCTAGAATAACTATCTTCCGACATCTGAAAGGTACTTATCTTTACATTCTTGCCAATTCATATAGATAATATCATCATAAAAGTGTGTTTCTTTTGATACTCTATCTTGTTTCTTTAAACTGGCTAGTCTTTTTCTAGCATACTTATTCTTCCACAAATCAGTTAACG